GCATTATTAATGTTTATAAATTTTGAGATCAAGGAACACCGTATCCAGCCCTCGATGGGGGTATGCCTCCGCGGGAAGCGCGAAGCGGAGAGAACCTACTCTGATACTGTGACTTATAAATGTATTAAGGCTCAAGCTGAAGTTGAGATTAATAAAGATGGCTCAAAATCAATCAAAAAAATCGTACTCAAGTAGAAATCCTATAGCCCGAATTTTAAAACACTTTACACCGCAACGGTTTAAAGATAAAACTAAGTACAATAGGAAAAATAATGTTTGGAAAAGGGCCCTTCGGGAGTGGAGTTAATATCAGCGCTGAAATAGTAAATGGCGTATGCCCAAAATGTATTCAACCTACTATTTTAGTTTCGGTTCATTCCACTGTTTATAAATGCACTACTTGTGGAGAAAATTTAGAACAAAAAATCAATGGCATTATCAGTTATATCCCTATGGGTCATAAAGGTGGTCCTATTCCACACATGAGTAATCCTCAAGATGGCTAGAAAAAAGAAACCATTATTTGGGGTCAATACCTATATAAAAAAAAGACCTAGAAAGCGCCCTAAGCGTCACGCTAAAAAACCTAACAAACATGGCAGACGTAAAAAATCGAGAGGTCAGGGTAAAAAACGTGTTTTAAAGGGTTGACAGAGATCCTATATTAACCTATATAAAGACATGAAAGGAAATTATGAGATACGAATATACAATCACGGACCACGAATCTAAGGCGGAAACAGTTCAAGCCATGAGCTGGAAGAAAATGTTAAAGAGTTTATTACTTAAGACTCCCAAGTTTAGTGGGTGGATTACTTACATAAATAAGAAAGGAAATGCTCAAACCAAGGCTCTAAATAATGGTAAAATTGTTCACTAATCAAATGAAGATTGATAAAGAAATTTTATCTAAGATACCTAGAGATTATATTTTTGTATCAGGTACCATTGATTTAAATACAAAATATTTTAAAAAAAGAATAGACGAGGGTGTTAAAGTCTCAAGTATTAATCATAAAACTAATGTGTTTGGTAGACATACAGAATGGCACTTTTTTAATGAAGATAAAGAATTTGCAGTTTTATTACTTCAACTGGTAGATCATCTAGAATCCCTACCTATAAAATTAAGTAGTTTTTCTCTTCGAGAGTCTTGGGGAATTATTGAAGGAATTGGAGGGCATACCATAAAACACACTCATGAACCTTGTTATCTTTCAGGCGTTATTTACCTTAATGATCATCATCTAAAATTATATTTACCCGATATAAAACAGGAAATTACTCCTCAGCCAGGACGATTTGTTATCTTTTCATCTTTCTTAGAACACTACACTAAAAGAAATACGAAAGAGAAAGAAAAATATGCTATTTCTTTTAATTTTCAAAGTACACCAATCAACAACATAAAATGAAATCTATAGTAATAATACTCTTATTAAGCACCAATGGAGTCGACATCCAAAAAGTAAAACTCAAGCACCACGGAAACTGCGATGGAATCGCTAATGCCTGGGTGGATGTTAATATGAAATACTATTCAGAACGTGATGGTAATCCTAAACTACAAGGATGGTACAATCCTAAAGGAAAATTATTACTCGGTTGGATCTGTAAATAAACCTATCCTAAAAGGGAAATAAGGATAGGTATTAAAGGTGAGAAGATTGTGGACTACCACATTTTTGCCACAATGTCAATTAGGACTTAAATTCTTCCGCACATGCAAATTTTATAAATATCTTATTAGTATTAATATACTCTTCACCCATAACATTGTATAAGGTCAAAGTATCGTTAGTACCTGCATACATACATTCGGCCCAACTATTAAACTCTACATTTTTAGTGTAGGGTGACTGACAATTACCATATAAGGCTGAACAAATAATTATTGTTAAAGTTATTATTTTCATCTTGACATTTTAAGGGGAAAATCCTATATTCTAGTTTAAACAATGAAAAGGAAAGAACATGACAGACATTAGTAAATATCGAAATGTATCCTTAACACACGATACATATAATACTTTGGTAAAACTGTCCAAAGTTTTATTACCTGATGCCAAATTAAGTATCAGTAAAACAGTTGAAGCATTAGCACACGAGAAAGCAAGGAAGTTAAATGGCAAAGTTCCAACAAAAATACGAAGCGACTGAATCTAATCAGCCCCGAACACCAGAGCAACAGCTTTGGATTTCTGTCTTAACTAAGGCAGCGGACGATGCTATTTATACGTCGGACTGGCGTGAAGCAAGAATGGCTATCAACTGGTTTAAAGATTTAACTAAAGACTTTAAAAGTGTTTGTGGTCTTGCAGGGTATGATCCCATGTACGTTTATGAGAAAATGAAAACTCCTCTGAAGAATAGAGAAGCTAATATGGAGATGGTTCGTACCGGGAATAGAATGTACATCAAAACTACAGCAATTACATTTAAGCCACGAGGTAAAATCTATCATTCCTATTATAGACAGGGAAAGAAGAGAGGACCTTATAAGAAAAAGAAGAAACATTTAACTGGAAATTCATATTACGCCGCTAAACGTAAGAAAGATCCCTATTACGTTAAGATCGGAAAACTAGGGGGTCGACCGAGGTTATATAATAATGTATAAAGCAATATGTCAAAACTGTAATGGTAATGGATATGAGAGGATTAAAGATGTTAAAGGTAGTACAAATATTCATCAATGCTGGATGTGTGAATCTAGTGGCGAGATCAAATGGTCTCAAGCTAAAGTTGATAGTTTTATTTACGATACTTACTTTCGCAAGTGGGTGCAGTGAATTTGCACTGTTAGCTTCGGGAGCTAGTATAGCTGCGTCTCAAAACGCATACACTCGAATCTATAGCGGAGTGGACGTGCTCACCATTATGAGTACAGAGAAGGATATAAAGAAGCATGTGTACGAGAACGTTAAAGAACTCTATGAAAGAACAAAATACTGAACTGGCTTATCTAGCTGGGGTATTTGATGGCGAAGGATCCATGGGAATGTGGTCAAAGGGAAAAGATAAAGGTCCGGCATTTAGACTTCAAATTGAAATGTCTGATGGGGACACAGTCTTAAGATTTTTAACTTACTTTAAACAAGGCTCCATTACGGTGCGAGTTCCTAAAGATTTAAAATATAAAATGATGTATCATTGGAGAGTTAATGGAGAAGATGGAAAAACCATAGCAAGAGCCATGCTTCCTTATTTATCTAAACGTAGACAAGCACAATTCCAGGAGGCTGCATGAAGAGTATAGATTATAACTATTTTAATTGGGGACCCTTCTTATTTAAGTCTATCATTACAAAAGAATTTCAGAAACTGATTCTTGAAGAAGGAGCCTCGGTACGAGGTCAAGAGTCCGAGTCTTATAATAGTAAGTTAGCGGGACACTTGAACGAACAGTACAAGCTCCCTGCAGCACGGATCATGGAACACCTTAAATGGTATTTAGAAGCCTATTGTATTGGTTATAATAAATGGCGAGGCAATGGTGGTATGAAACCCAATGCCAAGCTCTTAAGTCTTTGGATTAATTACATGAAGGCCGGAGATTTTAATCCTCCGCACGATCACTCGGCTGATCTTTCCTTTGTATGTTTCCCAAAGATTCCACCCAAACTCATAGAAGAAAACAAAAAACATAAAGGGACCCTCCAGGGACCCGGTGGTATTTCTTTTATGTGGGGAGATTCCGTCAATCATATGGCCATCTCTTTAGTGCATCAGATGCCAGAAGAAAATGATATTTATATTTTTCCAGCAGGATTGAAACATTGGGTTTTCCCGTTTCGATCTAAGGTAGAAAGAATCTCAGTATCGGGTAATATTATGTTTGAACAAGACTCAAGACTGAGTTATTTTGAAGGACCCAAGGAGAAAAAGGAATGAAGAGAGACGATCAAGATCAAAAGGTCTATGACCTATTCTTTGAGGATGCCATGCATCTATTGAATGAACATGCGCTCCCGGTGGAGTTAATTGCAGGCACGATGATTGCTATTGCACAAAGACTCTACAGGACACATTTAAGTGATAAGGAGTATGAAGACTTAATGGATGAGATTTTAAATCATGGAGAAGTTAAACCGTACGGTACGGAGAAAGTGAGGTTGCATTGAAAGATTATATTCTGAGTATTATTGAACAGTATAGTTCTAGACTGCACAGTTGGGCATGGGACAAACGATGGAAACATCGAGACCATCAAAACTGGGTCAAGGGTTATCGTGAATGGAAGAAGAAGAAATGTCCTCACAATTAAATAAATATAAGGCCCGAAGTAAAGGGGGCAAGAGAAGAGTACAACCCCCTAAAGTAAAGACTCGGGAAGTGGGCCGCAAATGGGATGGTACGTCGCGCCCGGTCACCGATGATTATAGAAAGAACTGGAATGATATTTTTAAAAAAGAAAAGGAAGAACAAGATGAGCACGGCTGGAGTGCCGATGTGGAGTTTGATCAAGCCCGATGAAAAGAGATTTAATTTTTGTGGGAATTTTTATTTTCCTATTAGCCATGTCCCTTATTTCATTAGGGATGGTCTATGTGGTGGGAACCTAAGATCATGAAGCATAACGACAAATATAACTATCACCATGGAACACGGTTCACGGACCATGGAACACGGATCTATGACATAGCCGGATTTAAATTGCCCAGCGTCACATCTATCCTTGCAAAAACGAAGGATCAAGAGTATTTACAGCGCTGGAAAAATAAGGTTGGTCATGAAGAAGCAGAACGAATTAAGAATCTTAGTAGCAAGCGTGGGACTTGTATGCACAAGTTCATTGAGAAACACATCACAGGAGAAGGTTATGAAGACCTTACGGAGATCGGTATCCAAGCTAAACCGATGGCTCAAAAGATTATCGAGATAGGACTCACTCCAGTTAATTATTATTACGGCTCAGAAGTTATGTTGCATTATCCTGGTCTATATGCAGGAGCAACTGATTTAGTGTGTGAACACAACGGCTTAGAAACCATTGCGGATTTCAAACAAGCAAATAAACCCAAGAGAGAAGAATGGATTGAAGATTACTATCTCCAAATAGCAGCCTATGCCATGGCGCATGATTATGTTTATCGATCCAACATTCAACAAGGCATTATAATGGTCTGTACTCCTGACCTATATTACCAAGAATTCAAGTTTTCCGGGGCTGATTTAAGGACCTGGAAACACAAGTTTTTAAAAAGATTAAGCCAATATTATGAACTCACAAGAGATTATAAAGAAGAACGACAGATAGATACAAATGAATTACTCAAAGAATTTGAAAAGGAGGCAAGCAAATGAGGGAAAGAGTCTACAAGACTATGGTCCAAAGATATACCAGTCAGATGGAGGATGCTCTATTAAAGATTGATATGTTATTGACTAGTGCAGGAGCTAATTCTGTAATGGTTGACCATGCAGATATCACAGGTGAGATAGACAAACACCTAAAAGTATGCGCCGAAGCTCAAGAAAAACTGGCGATGCTCAAGCGATTTTACAGCACCAATTAAGTCTAGAATGTGGCAACAATGTGGCAACAATAAGGCAGAGATTTGCGACACCTGGGGTGTCGCAGAGGGGTCGCAAATGCCCTTTGCGACGTCGCAAAATTGTCCAAAATTCAGATGTTCTACTTTTGTCCGAAAATGCGACGTCGCAGCGACGGCCTTGCGACGGCCTTGCGACACCCCCCTAAATCGACTACTTGTGTTCTCTAACAACATTAATAGAGGATTTTGGGTTTTTTGCGACCCCAAAATGAAATTTTTGAGCGCGACACTAAAAAATAAATACTGTATATATAGGGGTCGCAAGTTTGAAATGTGGCAACAATAAGGCAAACAATGACAAAAAAACGTAAAAAATCTAAATACAAGCACTTAGTAATTAATAAGAAAAAGTTCTATTTTTATAAAATTAAGTGGATTGACATCACGGCAGATGGAGGGCATGCTACATCTGATGAGTTCGATAAGTTCGAATGCTCTAAGATGGTATCGTTTGCTTATATCTACAAACGTACTAAGAAATTCATTTGGACTTTTGCGAGCTATGACGAAAAGGATGAGGCTTATTCAGATAGGAATGTCTTCCCTACAGGGGTCATAACTGAACTCAAGAAATTAAATGTGGAATCTAAATAAAATATTTATATTTATAACTTTATTAATACTGATTGTTTTTTCTCACTACTTGGGTCTGTTGCTAACGTAGATGCTTTGGTCTTTCTTTTTTTGTTTGCTTTTGGTTTCTTTGTTGGTGTGGGTAGCGTTTCATTGGGAGTGACATTTAAAATTGGTGCATAATCGTCTAAAATTTGTTTCATTTTGTTTTCTAGCTCTAGCTCTGACATATCTTCTAGTTTCCCATGTTTTATTATTTTTCTGTCTATGTATAATCCTGCTGCCTTTCCTCGATTTGCTTCAGCGTTTACAGCAGAGGAGAAAGAGCCTTTCTTCAAAGCAGCTTCTCTAAGTCTAGCGAGTTCAGCTATGTGTCCTTCATAAGATACTTCAAACTTCTTAAGTCTTTCTTCTTTTAGTTTTCCTACATACTGGGCCACTAATGGACTGAGTCTAGGATTCATAAGTTCTGATCCTTCTTGGCGTGCTCTCTTAGCTGAATAGCCAGCAGATGCGGCAGCTTCAGTTTGAGTCATAGGTCCATCAGGTCCCCCGAATACTACGTACTCGGCGAATCTCATTTGCATTTCTGTTAATCTTTTTGGAACTCCCATAGTTGACAATTTAAGGTAACTGTCATATAAAGTCAATGATGAATGCAGAAATTAAAAAGTTTGAACCACATAAGCAATTAAGACTTGATAATATTAATTTACGTAATGAGTTGGCAGAAGCCAACGTATTATTGACTGGTAATAAAGCTATCGTTGAAGATCTAGTTAGAGATAACTTTGAACTCAAAGACAAGAAAGATGAAGCTGAGTTAGCATTAGCAAATGCATTAGGGGAAGACCCAAGACAGAAGGAAGCAGATGCCAGGATGATGGAGAAGTTAGAACGTATTCAAGAGTTAGAAATGATTAATGAATCTCACCAGAAAACGAATGGAAATTTACAAAAAAGCTTGACCGAGAGGGAGCAGGAGAATATAGAACTACACGCAGACAATAAAAAATTAGCAAAACAGATTGATGATTATGTCAACAAGCTAAGAGAGGCTGGCGTAATATGAGAGTTAGAGAACTAATGAATTACATGACAGAGTTTATGGATAACAAAGGCAAGGTCGGAACAGGACTTGGAGACGCCTCAGTATTCATTCAAGTCGGTGGACATTTAGAAGAACTAACAAAAATAGAAGTGCAAGAGAGTACAATCATTGGTGCAAACTCAATGAGATTAGTTTTTAAACCCTCGACAGCTAGAAGAATTATAGCTCCAACTAAGTTAAATATATAGACAAGAGTTACTTTGAAAAATGCAGTTAAACCTGAGCGAAAATTGTGGCAAGATCTTAAGAAAAATACATGCTCCATCCAGTGGATTCGTATGGAAAACCTTAGCGTACTCGGTTGCCCTGATCTATTGGGGTATAATGATTCTGGCCACTATTTCACTGTTGAATTAAAAGTCACGCGAGGGAACAAAGTTAGATTTTCTCCTCACCAAATTTCATTTCATAAGACACGTCCGAAGAATACCTTCATCCTTGTCAGGGCCCTTGGTCAAAGGTCCCTGAAACTTGTTCCAGGGAACAAGATCCAAGAGCTTGTAGCTATGGGCCATGGCCCATGGTCCTCTACCAATTGGATTGAAATTCAAAAAACTTTTGAGCTTGTAGCTTGACGCTTGACGCTTGATGCTTGGCGCTTGGGGCTTGGGGCTTGTTGCTTGGAGCTTGGTCCTTGGATCCTGAACCATGAACTGGTTCGGGTTTGGTTAGTGCTTGTCATAGATTACTCTCTTCACGTCCCGGTCCCAGCAATGCCTGCAGCTCTGGCAGCTGTTGCCCTGTTTGGGGGCCGGGCAATGTTTAACTGTTGCGCCATAGATTGGCGCGTCGTGTGTATGTACACCTGACGTGTAGGGCCAGCTCTTCAC